ACAATTACAGCGGGGGCAATAGCCCCCGCATTATGATTATTTTATTATGAAAGGAAAAACAGATATGGCAAAAAGTAAAGCACAAAGCACCCGTGCAAAGCGTGAAGCACGCGAAGCAAAATCAACATTGTTCACAACCGCCCAACTTACAAGGGCGGGTTTGAAGACATATTCCCCTTCCTACGTGCAAAAGCAATATTCGGCGTTGACGAAATCCTTGTCCGCGTCCGAACGTCAAGCCCTTGAAGCAAACCGCGCAAGCGAAGGTTTCACGAAGCAAGACGCGCTTTTGTATTATCAAATGCAAAAGAAGCACGACGCAATGCGCCGAAGCATTGAAGACGAAGTTCTTTCGGGCGCGAAACTGTCCCTTGAAATGGAAAAGTTACAGTTGCGTTATAGACGCGCCGACGAAGACGCGAACGACCCGAAATTTCGGTATCGCGAAATTGAAGGCGTACCAACACCAATTAAGGCGACGCCCCTGTTGCAGTATTCCCGAAAGGGTATCAAAACCACAATCAAAACAGCCCTTCAAGGCAACCTTGACGCGACAAAATGGAAAGTTGAAGACCTGAAACACATTCGAAAGTCTGTCAATCAAGCTATTGACAGCGTTTTATGGGGCGCAAGTCAGCAAGACGAACTTCGTTTTCTCATTTCGAAAATGACCCCCGAAACACTCGAAAAATGGGCGTTGTCGGAAAGTTCCGCAACGGTTGGTTTGAACCTTCAAGCGTTTAGCGAAGTTGACGACGGTGACGTTGAACTACTTGACGACGTGACCGCCGATATGGTCGAACAGGCGAAAGAAGTTTTGAAAAAGTATCAAAATTATACTTCCCGAAAATACAAATAATGTTTCACGTGAAACAGGAAAGGAAAAGCGAACAATGAAGCAACGCAAAGGCGAAACAATCGAAGAATTCCGCGCACGTGAAGCGGAATACAAACGCAAGCGTCGCGAAGAAAAAGGCGAAGCCCTCAAAGCCCGCGAACGCGAACTTTACGCCGAAAAGAAAGGCGCACCCGTGCGACAGTATCGCAAGGGCAACACAAACGAAAGCCGTATGAAAGAAAAACGTTTGAATTCAAAAACCGAAACGCAATTTGCTTTTTCTTGCGACTTTGAAACCACGACCCACACGAACCAAGAATTTCACGCCGACGGTTTGAACATCGTTCGCGTTTGGGAATGGGGCGCGGTTGCGGTAAAGAAGAAAGGCACTCACACCGCGAACGACTATTTCAAGGGAACGAATATTGAAAGTTTCTTTGAATGGGTTTACGCTCGACCCTCAACAAAGTTTTACTTTCACAACGTCAAATTCGACGGTTCGTATTTGCTTGACCACCTTTTGAGCGTCCAACACGCAACCGTTTTTGACGGTAAAGAACCGAACCGAAAAGAGCACGGCGACCTTGCAATTAAAACGCTCATTTCAGATATGGGGCAATGGTATAGAATAACCATTTATAAATTGAACGGCGAAAAATACGACGTTTTCGAATTCGAAGACAGTCTAAAACTATTAAACAGCACGGTCGCCCGCATTTCGAAAGACTTTCAATGCACCGCACCAAAAGGTGAATGTGACTATCACAAAATCCGACCCGTGGGTTATGTTCCCACGAACGACGAATTCGAATATTGCTTGACCGACTGTTTAATTATTGCCGAAGCCCTGTACGAACTGTTTTCTTTGGGAATTGTCAAAATGACAATTGCAAGTTCAGCCCTTGACGTTTGTACCCAAATTTTAACAAAGAAAGAGGGTTCAAAGGCGTTTGAAAAGTTCTTTCCGAAACTCGACCTTGAACAAGACGAATTTATTCGTCATTCGTACCGTGGCGGTTTCACTTACTGCAACCCCTACTTTCAAGGAATTGACATCAAGGAAAAAGGAATTGTTCTCGACGTAAATTCAATGTATCCCGCTGTTATGGAATACTACCCCCTACCTTACGGAAAACCCGTAAAATTTGAAGGAAAATACGACCCCGAAATTATGGGTTCGCGTGACTTTTATTTTCAGCGGGTTTCTATTAAGAACCTCAACTTGAAAGAAGGGGGCGTTCCCTTCGTACAAGTAAAGGCGGGGCGGTGGAATAAAGGCGCAACGTACACCGCACACGAAGACGAATACGAAGCAACGTTTTCTTGCGTTGACTTGAAACTTTTCGAAGAAAATTACGACTTTGACGGTATAACGTATGTTGACGGTTACGCGTTCAAATCGAAAATTGGTCTTCTTTGGGACTACCTCGAAACTTACGCCGAAATCAAGCGCACCGAAAAGGGCGCAAAACGTGCGGTTGCGAAACTTCTTTTGAACTCCATTTATGGCAAATTCGGCAGTTCTCCCAAGAAAGACGGGAAAATTCCATATTGGAATGAAGAAAAAGAACTTGTCAGTTTTCGCACCGTGAGAAAAGAACCCGACGCGAAAAACACGGTTTACGTTCCCTATGCGTCGGCGGTCACTTCGTGGGCGCGTCGAATTCTCATTGACGCAATTCGCGCGTTCGGAATGAAGCACTTCGCATATTGCGACACCGACAGCGTTCACGCAATCGGCGAATTCTCCGACGAAGACCTTGTCAACCTCGGAATTGAAATTCACCCGTCGAAATTCGGCGCGTGGAAGTGTGAAGCCGTCTTCGACCGTGCGAAATATCTTCACACAAAATGTTATATGGAAAATATCATTGAAGAAGACCGCGAACCCGTTGAAAAGCCGTATATGAAAGGCGGTGTTGCGGGCTGTCCGAAAAAACTTCAAAACCAAATCACGAATTTCGAAATGTTCGAAACGGGACTTGTTCTCGACGGTAAATTGAACCATAAAACCGTACACGGTGGCGCGTTGCTTGTCGAAACTCAATTTCAAATCAAGCAAACCCCGCCCGCCGTCAAGGACTTCGTCGTTCGCGAAACCTACAAACCCGCCGTTTGAACCTCTTGAACCTCAATTTGAACCCTTTACTTTTCGGGGGTTGGTTCAAAAATCCCCGAAATCAATTATATAATAGAGGGGTGGACAGTTTATAAAATATTTGTTTCCGACGACCGTTTGAAAATTCGGGGCGGGAAAACCACTCTCGAAAGGCTGTCACCCTCGAATTCATTGTTCATTTTTCCGAACCCGTGACCCCGTGGGTTTTCAAATATCACGGGGTTTTGATTTTTGCGGGCGTGGCGCAACAGGCAGACGCGACAGTTTCAAAAACTGTTTCTTTGTGGGTTCAACTCCCACCGCCCGCACCATTCTTTGATTATGGCGCATTTATTGCTTTCCGTGGCTCTTACGGGGTTAACACGGCGTGAAAACCGCCCGTAAACGGTGGAATTTGTCATTCCCGCGAACTGTGAATTTGCGAACCATAAACCGCGCCGTGTTTGACCTATAAGCCCATCAAGGGACGGCAGACACGGCGCAACCCTTTATATTGCGGGTTAGTGTAACGGTAACACGCGGGTTTCATAAGCCCGAACCGTGGGTTCGACCCCCACACACGCAACCAAATATTGCGGTTTAGCGTAACGGCAACGCACGGGACTTTGACCCCCGCAAATGTTGGTTCAAATCCAACAACCGCAACCATTCGGGGCGTTCTTCTAATAGGACAGGAAACGCGCCTTTCAAGCGCGAAACGAAGGGTTCGAACCCCTCACGCCCTACCACGGCACAACGCCGAATTTTGAGAAAGGAAATTTGACACAATGGAAGACAACAAAAAGACCCCGCAAGAACAAATTGCAGAATTGCAACAAACCGTTGTTGACCTCACCAAGAGGGCAACCGACGCAGAAGCACGCGCCGAACAGTTGCAAAAGGACAATTTGACCTTGCAACAGACCAATCAAGAATTGTTTATTCGCGCAACACGTGTTGCACAGGGCAAAGACCCCGATCCCGAAACCGACCCCAAGGTTTACAACCTTGACGAAATCGGACGGGACTATTTCAAGGACTTGAAAAAGAACAAATAAGAAAGGAAAATTTAATTTATGGCTAACACTTATGCACTTTTGAACGCGGTACGTTCCGCGCTCCATTGGGAAGACCGTATTCCCGCAATCAACAAGAACACCTTGCACAACTTGACCACCCTCGCACCCGACGAATTGAACGCGTTCATTAACGTTATGGTCAAGGTGGTAAAACAGGAAATTTACTCCACCACTTTCAACCGCGAAGACAACCCCTTCGCCGACTTCTTCCGCGAAATGCTCCCCGCGGGCTACGCAATCGAAGACTTGTACGTTGACCTTATCGCGGGCGCAGTTCCCGCGTGGAATGACGACGGTTCTTTTGCACTCTCCCGCAAGAAGCCCGAAGTTTCCGCAATCTACCATAAGCAGAACTACGAAATGCAATACAAGGTTTCCACGTCCTACCCTCAAATCAAGAGCGCGTTTCTCTCCGTTGAAGGTATCGACAACTTGCTTGCAACTATCAACGCAACGTTGTATTCCTCTTGCGAATATGACTTGTATTTGCAGTGTATCGAACTGCTTTCCACCGCTTACCACAACGGCGCAATCGTGCCCGTTTACGGCGTGAGCGTGGCAAACGAAGCGGGTATCAAGGACTTCTTGAAGAAAATCAAGAACACCGTGAAGGAATTCGGTTTTATGAACAACGACTACAACGGTATGAAGTTTGCGACCCGTTCCAACAAGAACGACATCGTTGTTATTGTTCGTTCCGACATTCGCGACACCCTCGACGTTGACTATTTGGCGGGCGCATACAACCTTTCCAAGGTTGAATTGGAAAGCCGTATTATCGAAGTTCCCAAGAACTACGGTTTCGGTTCTTACTCCACCCAAGCAAACCCCATTTATGCAATGGTCATTGACAAGCGTTTTATGAAGGTTATTCCCACCCTTTACGAAGGTTCGGCAATTATGAACCCCGCATCTTTGGTGACTAACACCTTCTTGACTACCGCGTGGGTCTTCTCTTACGCGTGCTTTATTAACGCCGTTGCGTTCATTGGTGGTACAGCCCCCGACCACAATATCACCGTTGCAACTGGCGTTTCTTTGACCGTCTCCGACGGCACTTCCACCATTACCGCCGCAAGCGTTGGTGAAACTGTGACCTTGACCGCAGGCGCGAAAATCGAAAAGCCCATTTATTACACTACGCCCGACGGTTGGGACGTTGTCATTGCCGAAAGTTTGGCAAATGGCGCGACCGCAACCTTCGAAATGCCCAACTTCGCCGTTGAAGTTAAGGTTCAGGCGTAAACACCTTTTGCGGGGACGGCGACAGCCGTTCCCGCTTTTTTGATATGTGGGAACACCCACAAATTACAACGAAAGGAATTTTGAACTATGGCACAAGTACCAATTTCAACTTTTCAGTTGTTCAAGACACCATTCGACCCCAAATATAAGAACGTGACGGACTTCGCGACGAAATCGGAACGAACCTCGTATTTTGCGACGTTGACGAAATCGCGCATTTTTACCGACGCGCAGTATATACGCCGTAACGCAACGTATAACGTGCCGTTGTCTTATGATGAAGTCAAGAACTTCAATTATATTGTTTACAACAACAATGAAGGTTTGGGCGACGAATACGCGTTCATTCGCGAAAAGCGTTTCTTGAACTTTGAGACAACCGAATTGACCCTTCAGGTGGACGTTTGGCAAAACAACCTTTTCAATATGGTTTTGAAGGAAGCGTTCACCGAACGGCGACACGTTGACCGTTTCACTTCGACGGGAATTCCCCGTTTCGAAGACTTCCGACTTTCCGAAGGGGGTTTCGAAGCAGACATCACCGACGGAAAGCATTTTATGCCCCAAATTACCGACGGAAACGGAAAGCCCCTTTTGTGGCTCGTTATTATCGCGCAGTTCAACGCCCTGTTTGGCGAAGACGTGCGTTCCCACCCGTTGAATGACTTTTCGGGTTTTTCGCAACTTTACGTTCCGTTTGACCCTTCCGACACTTCCCGACAATTCCTATTTGCGACAGGCGAAAACACGGGCGAATTTATGAATTCACTTTCCGACATTATCGAACATCTTGAATACCCGCAAATGTTGGGCGCATACGTGACCCCATACGCGCCCCTTGACGTTGTGGTTCAAGGCACAACGTTTTACGCAAACGAAGACGGTCTTTCCGTGTGGACGTGCCCGTTTAATACGTCCCCCGCTGACCTCTGGACTTTGAAATGTTTGGGACGTACAACCCCGCGAAGCACCCCTTCACAGTATGTTCGAACGTTTCCGACAGAAAACCTTTCCGTATCTGTTGAAGACCTTACAAGCGCGACTTTGAACAAAGAACCGCGTTCGGACATTTACGAAGCAAAACTTCATTGTTTCCCCTATGACTTTTATCAAATCCACGTGGGCGGTTCTCGCGTAATCGTAAAGAACGAAGACCGCAACAGCCCCGTCGCGGAAACGCTGTCTTGCATTGTCAACCCGTCCGTTGAACTCGGTGGCGTTGGGTGTTCGCTCCAAATTTCGGGAACGAAACTTGACCCGACAGCCGAAAACACCCGTTTGAACAATATCGGAAACGCAAGTTTCGGTTTGAAGACCGACCCGTTCAAAAGTTATATGTTGAACAATTCAACACAACTTGTTTACAATCAAGCGTTGAACGTTGGTCAATTCGCAATGGGAAACCCCGCGAAGGGTGTTCAAGGCATTGCGGGCGGTATTCCCGCGTTGCTTGACCTTGCAATTCGACCCGACACGCCGAACGGAACTTCTTTCAGCGCGTCCCATTCCGTCGCAACGGGCGACCGTGGCGGTTTGGCGTATTCGGTTCACTACACTTTGAACCCGACGAACAAAAAGGTTTTGTTCGACGAATTCACAACGCGCGGTTATAGAGTTGACCGCGTGGAAACGGTGAAGTTGCGTCGCCGTTATTATTACGACTATATCAAAACGAACGGAATTCATATTGAAGGTGTTGGAAACCTTGACGAACAACTTGTTCTTGAAAGCATTTTCGACAACGGCGTGACCGTTTGGCACTCCAACAACGCGAACGTTCTTCAATATGGCGACTATCGTTTTGAAAACTGTGAACGTTCCCTTCTGTAAAGGGAACGTTTCACGTGAAACAATATGAAAGGAATTTTTGACTATGGCACAAAATAAACTTGAATTTTTCCCGCGTTTGAATGAAACGCAACTTGAAAATTTGTGCGCGTTCAATAATCTGTTTCGCAAGTATTCACAAATTGCAATCGACAATTTCGAATATTCCTTGAAGGACGGAACACCCCTTCAAAAACTCGGTCTTGAAAGCCGACGTTTCGAAACCCCGCTTTTCAATACGGGTTTCGCGTGCTTTTTCTATAACGACCAAATCGGTTTTTGCGTGCTCCCCGCCGTGGTTCGTGGCGACCTCGACATTTACGGCGAACCTACGAAGTGGACAGCGCAAGGTATCGGCGGGACTTTCCAAGTTGACGAAACGAATTCCGTTCTTTTCCGAAACGACCTTTTCGGTTATTCGGGAATTGAACTCGCGCAGTATTACGCGAAAAAGGTTTCGGACGTTCAACGAACCATTGACACGCAAGTTTTCTTGCACAAAATGCCCTTTTTGGTTAAGGGTACAGACAAAGACATTCTTTCGAAGAAAAACATTCTCGAAAAGAAGAAAGACAACGAAATTGCAATTTTCGTAAACTCCAAGGTTTCGGGCGACGACTTCGAAGTTTTCAACACTCCGACCCCGTATATTATTGACCGCCTGTTTGCGTATAAACAGGAACTTGAAGCCGAATATTTCGCAATGTTGGGTTATAACAACAACCCGCAAGAAAAACGCGAACGTCTTCTTGTTGACGAAATCAACGCGAACAACGAATTCACCGAAAACGGCTATGCGGGTGCAATGTATCAAATGCGAAAGAACGCTTGCGACAAGGTTGAAGCAATGTTCGGCGTTCCCCTCGACGTGAATATCAAACGCGTTCGTATCAAGACCCCCGAATTTTACGAAATCGTCCCACAGGGTCAAACGTTCGGTCAACAGACCAACAAAGACCCCGACACAAAGGAAGGTGAATAAAATGGGCGCAAACTATACAATCACTTTGAAAGAACTTCTTGAATGGAAGTTCAAAAACGCGCAAGGCAACATTGACATTTCGGGGCTTTTCCCCTCGGAATACGAACTTTTCGACGACGACTATAAAGAAACTCTTGAAGGAAAAATTGTCGCACACTTTTATTTGCGTGAAATCGGACAGGAAACCCCCGACGCGTTTCTTTATTATTTCCGTCGAACCTTCCTTGAAGAACTCCCGAAATACAACATTCGGGCGCAAGCAATGAAGCGCGACTTCTTCGAAAACCTCGACAAGAACCACGTTGTCACCGAAACGACCACAACCCACGGTTCGGGCGAAACCAATTCCAACGGCGACACCGTCGGACAGGAAACCCCGTACACGGGACTTGACGCGAATTCCCCCTATGCGTCGAACAAGGGAACAAGCACGTCACACGCCGACAGCGAAAACGACAGCGAAACAACCCGCGACTTTTCCGAACGCACGCAAAGCGAAATTGAAAACGCGCGTCGTCTTGCCGAACTTTATGTTGACGCTGACTTGCTCATTATTGACGCACTCGACACTTGTTTTATGCAAGTATTCTAAACGAAAGGAATTTGAAATATGGCACATCTTAATAATTATCTTTTGACGGTGTTCACGTCGCAAACGGGCGAAGCGTTCACCGTTTTGCAACTGTTGCACCAAATCGCGGAACAAATCAGCGCGGGCGCGGGTGAAGACCTTTCCGAACTTGCGGGCGTTGTTTCCGAAATTGAACAAACCGTTGCAGACCACACCGAAAAACTCGCCAACTTGACCGCGCGTTTGCGTCAAGCAGAAACCGACATTGACGTTCTTCAAGAAGCAATTGCGGGCGTTGAAACCACGCTTGACACGCTCAACGGCGAAGTTGTATAAAGGGGGTTGAATTATGGGAACTTTACTCGAAAAAGCGCAATATGCTCTTGAAAGCAAAAACCAAATCAAAAACGCCTTGAACACGAAAGGCGCGTCAATCCCCGTTGACCTTCCTTTTCGGGGCTATCCCGAAAAGGTTTTGAACCTTGTCACCGCCGACGCAATCACACACCCCAAATTTGAAGCGGACGCGACCACGGGCGCGTGGAAAATCACCGACGCATTGTTTGACCTTCGTGTTCCCTCGAATTACCAAGGGCAAACCGTGACCACCGCCGAAATTTCCACAAACTTGCTTGCGCGTCTTCGTTCCATTTTTGCACCGCTGACTTGCACCAACGTAAAAATTGCGAACGGTTCAAACAACATTGAAGAAATTCGACTTGAAGGTTGCAGTTCCTTGACTTCGTTTTCCCTGTCCGCGTATTATGGTAATTTGAAGCGTCTTATTCTTCCCGCAATGACCACGTTCACAATTTCAAATTGGGACTATGTTCAAGAAGAATTGACCCTTCCCGCCGTCACGTCGTTGACGGGTTCGACGGGTTCGTTTACCCTTCCCGACGACTTGAAAGTTGACCTTCGTTCACTTCCCGAAATTCGCACGACCGCGCAGAAAATCGCGAAGAAGTGGACGGCGAACGACCGTTTCGACGCTGTCGCAACTATTAACGGCGTGTTCTTCGTTGGCGCGTCGGGTTCGTTGTATCTTCCTTCTTTGACGGTCGCAAAGGGTACAACTAACTCTTTGGGAACTTACACCGACACCGCCGTTTTCACCGTTGCAGAGGGTCAAACCCTTGACCTTTATTTCGGCGCGAACGTTTCCGAACTCGGTACGTTGTGTATTGCCGACTTGCAAGCGCAAGGCGTGACCGTCCACATTCCCACGGGTGACACTACCACGAAAGCAACACTTGACACGGCGGGCGTTGCTTACGTTCAAGACTACGCCGTTTAATATATGGGCGGGGAAGTTCCCCGCCCCACTCTATCACGAAAGGAACTTTGAAAAATGAAAACTACAGTTGTAATTTGCGCTATTTGCGCGGGTTTTATGGTGTTCGACATTATCACGGGACTTTTGCAAGCCCTCGCAAATAAAACGTATCAGTCTTCCAAAATGCGCGTTGGTCTGTGGCACAAAATTTCGTTTGTGCTTATTATCGCGCTTGCGTTCGGGCTTGAATTCGCGCAAGGTTATATTGACCTCGGTTTTACCGTTCCCCTTGTCATTCCCGTTTGCGCGTATGTTTGTATGAATGAAATCGGGTCTATTATTGAAAACCTCGCACTTTTGAACCCGAAACTTGTTCCCGCAAAGTTGCGTTCCCTGTTGAATATCAATTTCGAAATCGAAGAAAAGAAAAACGACGACGAAACGAAAGAAGGTTGAAAAAATGAAAATTTGTATTGACGCGGGGCACAGCGGTTTGAAGTATAACAAAGGCGTTTCGGCGGGCTATTACGAAAGCGCGGTTATGTGGGACTATCACAAACTTTTGAAAGCCGAACTTGAAAAGTACGGCGTGGAAGTTGTAACCACTCGAACCGACATCAACGACAACCCTTCACTTGAAAAACGTGGAAACACGGCGAAAGGTTGCGACTTGTTTATTTCGTGCCATTCCAACGCCTACGGTTACACCGACCAAAAGCAAGCCGACAAAACAACCCGAACTTGCGTTTATTACTCTATCCCCCACGCCGACAAAACAAAGGGCGTTGCAACCGCCATTGCAAACGCTCTTGCGAACCTGTTCAAGGAATTCGACCCCAACACTTACGGCAAAACCTACACGCGGGAATATCCCAACAAACCGAACGTTGACTATTACGGTGTTATCCGTGGCGCGTCCAACGTTGGCGTTGGCGGTCTTATCGTTGAACACTCTTTTCACACCGCAACCCCCTATTGTGAATGGGTTATGAAGGAAGGAAACCTTCAACGTATGGCAGAGGTTGAAGCCCGCGCCATTGCGGAATATTACGGTTTGAAGAAAATCGAACCGAAACCCGAATTGAAACCAATGTATCGGGTTCAACTCGGGGCGTTCCGAAACAAAACCTATGCACAAAACAAATTGAAGGAAGTTCAAAAGTATTTCCCCGACGCTTTCATTAAAACGTCCCTTGAATGACCTTCACCCGCCCGCAAGGGCGGGTTTTGATTTATCTTTGAAATAGAAAGGAAAATTGACTATGAAAGAAACAATTCTTTATTGCCCCGACCACGGGGTTATTGACAAACCTTCGTGGTCTGACCAATTCGCACAATGCCCCGTTTGCTTTTGCGACCTTGAAGTTGTACGGGACGGCGAAGTGCTCGAAAAGAACCTTGACATTGACAAATATTTCACAAAACCCGACGTTGTCGCAAGCCCCGCACACTATGCGGGCACGGGCAAAATTCAGCCTATTGAATATATCAACGACCACGGTTTGAATTTCAATCGTGGAAACGTCATAAAATACGTTTCCCGCGCGGGTCACAAAGACCCGTCAAAAGAGGTTGAAGACCTTGAAAAAGCCCGTCAATATCTTGACTTTGAAATCAACCGTTTGAAATACGGTTCAGTTTTTGGAAAGGACACCAACAAATGAAAACTATCAACGTTAAAATTCCGCAGTTCAACGAAATTGAAATTGTGTTGTTCGCGGACGAACACGACGGCAACGAAAACTTTGACCGTTCGGTTCTTGAACAGAAAATTGAATATGTCAAGAACCACGAAAACGCGTTCGCCCTGTTGAACGGTGACATTATGGAAGTTGCAACGAAGAACAGCGTTTCAAGCGTTTACAAGGCAACCGACCCAATGACACAAATTCGTGAAATCGTTGAATTGTTTGAACCTATCAAAGACAAAATTCTTGCAATCACCACGGGCAACCACGAAGCCCGCACCGAACGCGAAAGCGGTATTGACATTTCGGAACTCGTCGCCCGTCAATTCGGTATTTTTGACCGTTACGCAGAGGACGGCGCAGTTTTATTTGTGCGTGTTGGTCGCGGTGGTTCACACGGTCGCCCTATTTGCTACACCATTTATTTTACCCACGGTTCGGGCGGTGGACGTTTGGCGGGTGGCAAAATTAACCGTCTTTTGTCGCTTGCGTCTATTGTGGACGCTGACATTTACGTTCATTCCCACACCCACACCCCCGCCATTGTGCGACAATCCTTTTACCGTGTGGACGTTCACAACAACAGCGTTGCACCCGTTGACAAACTTTTCGTCAACACGGGTTCGGCGTTGCAATACGCGGGTTATGGTCAACGCGCGGGTTATATTCCCGCAAGCAACCGCACCCCCATTATTCACTTGAACGGACGCGTCAAGGACGCAACCGCGACGGTGTAACGAAAGGACGGGTTCACTATGGCACAAAAGAAACAAACAACGTTTTATTGGTCGCCCCACGACCTTTTGACTTACAACCGAATTTTCAATTTCATTATTGGCAACCGTGGCGCGGGTAAAACCTACGCTTTCAAAAAGTGGTGTATTGACGACTTTTTGAAGAAGGGAAACGAATTCGTTTACGTTCGACGTTACAAAACCGAAATGAAGCGTATAAACAACTTTTTCGCAGACATTGCCGACAAGTACCCGCAACACAAATTGACCGTCAAGGGCAACACCGCCTTTTGTGACGGAACGCCTTTCGGTTATTTTATCCCCCTTTCAGTTTCCGCACAAAACAAGTCAACCGCGTACCCGAAAGTTAACAAAATCATTTTTGACGAATTTGTTATTGACAAGGGTTCGTTGCATTATCTGTCAAACGAAGTTGAAACCTTCCTTGAATTGTTTGAAACCGTCGCCCGTACCCGTGACAACGTCCGCGCGTTTTTCCTTGCGAACTCTGTCACGACGGTGAACCCATACTTCACTTATTTTTCGACTTTCCCGACCGCGAACCTTCGTTTCACGCTGACCCCTTCAATTTGTATTGAAACGGTTATGAACGAAGAATTCAAGGACGCGAAACATCAAACGAAGTTCGGTCAACTTATCGCGGGCACGAATTACGCCCGTTATGCTATCGACAACGAAAGTTTGCGCGACAACACAACGTTCATTGCGTCCCGTCCCCCGAACCTTCGTTATTGTTGCACGCTTATCTATAAAGAAAAGCGTTTCGGCGTGTGGACGGACTTCAACAAAGGCGGTTTGTACGTTGACCGCAAAATTGACGAAGACCACATTTTGAAGTTCGCCGTCACGTGTGAAGACGGTTCGCCG